AAAACTGCTTTTTCTAATTAATATATAAATCAAAAACCATATGCAATTTTGCATACTAAAAAATAATAAAGAAAAATATGCCAATAAGTAACAAAGATTTAGGAAAGTACAAAAGGCCTGGCATTTTTGTTGAAGAAATAGATTTATCAATTATAACATTACCTATACAGGATGTTTTGATAAATTTAGTTCCAGGGTTCTCTAAGAAAGGACCTTTCAATAAACCAGTCAGAGTCAACACTACTCAAGATTTTGAAGCTATCTATGGACCGATAGACAAAAACTTAGAAAACAAAGGATCCTTTTTCCACAGAACAGTTAATGATATGTTGTCTAAAGGACCTATATGGGCATTGAACCTTTTGGCAACAGACCCAAACAGGGACAAATTGCAATGGGAATCAATATCAGTTGCTGCACAATATGACAATGGTCCAAAAAATTTATCTGCATATGAATATTTCTTCAACAGACAAGATTTTTGGGAAAGAGATGTTGAATCATTTATGGATATAGTTGATGAAACTTATGCTAATAATACATCACAAGCTAATCCTGCTCATAATTTATTAAGTATTACTAATATGGGTGATAAGAAATTCACAGTATTCACATTCAAATCAAGTATTACTGGATTTGATGTAACTGCAGAAAATTGGTATGGTGGACAAGATAAAGTACCTTTATTTATGAATCCTAAAGATTGGATTTCTGATTATATGATTAGTATTCTTTCTGTAATAGGTGATTGGACTGATTATTCTGCTTTAAGTGCAGATTCATATTGGTACAAATACTTCAATGAAAATGGTCTCATCAAATCAAAGGTACAAGACTTTGTCAATGATAGATTAGTTAATATCAATGCTTATTATGATGCTTGTTTAATTCCTAATTTTAGGGATGTTAGTGGTAGGGATTTATATGTTAAAAATGTAATAAACCAAAACACTGATAAAACAGGTTTATTCTGTTACTATAATGAAGATGCATTATTGAATGCTGATTTTTACAAAGGTAACATTGACTTAATTGGTCAAACTATGGTTTGTACAGATACATTAACAGATTCTTGTAAGAAAACAATTGATTTTATGTCTTACAAAGCAAGTGTAAGTGAAGAATTGACTTATACTGAAAAAGATTTAGATGCATTGTCAAACCCATTTGGTAATTATGCAATTGATATGTCTGTTGCAATGGTATCAGGTAGAACAGCACAATATACAAATTGGTACACTAATATAGCACCATCAGGGTCAACAGCTGCTTATGCTTACAATGTACTCAGTACTGCAGTTTCTGCAGTAACATTGACAGCAGCCACTTATTCTATGGCTGTAGATGATATCATATACTTCAACAAATCTTATGGTGTCATAGATTATTTGACCCCTTATTACATAACAAGTATACCTTCAACTAATGTTATAACAATTTCAAAAACTAAAGGAGGTCCAGTTATAAGTGATTTGACAACAGTTTCATCAAACATTTTCATTTATAGTTTGAAAAGATCTTTTTCAACAATAAATAGTGGATTAACTTATATTTTGAATGGAAGTGAATATGTTTTGAATTCAGGTTATACTAGTATCAATTTGTTTTTTGAACCTTTTGTCATAACAAACAGTGCACAGACAGGTGGATATAACAGAAAAGACATAGTTTATTTGAATACTGACACCTCTGGTATTTGGACAGTTAAAGGAACCCAAACTATAGGAACTGGAACAGCAAGCAAACCTAATTACTTGCTTAGTGTTGAAAACACTATAATTTTGGGATATATGGATATCCAATATGGTCTTACTGGTAGTACACCAGGATTCACCTATGTTTGGAATGCTACAACTGTAAATGAACACACAGGTTACAAAAAATTGGCTAACACTACAGATGTATTGGGTTTAACTGGTGTAACTACAGATAATATCAATTATTTGGATCTCTATTTTGTTGGAACACTTGGATCAACATCTTACAGTGATTATGATAAATTGAGGAAAACCAAGATTTTCACAGAAATCTACACTAAATTGATAACCAATAAATCAGTTATAATAAATAACACCAATGGTTATAAATTCCCTGTTATTTCTCCTACGGTTTATTTACCAACAACTACAACAGATGGACATATAAAGATTTATTTCAATACAGCATATGGTACAGATACAACACCAACTCATTATTATAATAGTGGTGATTTCTTATTCTATTATATAGATAATGAATTTTTATTCCCAGATACTATACCAACATACAATTTAATAACAACTGAAAAACCTTTAAGTGCAGCAGGAACTGGGATAGGTATAGTTGCTAAATACTCAACATTCTATCAGAATTATTATGATGGTATAATAAATAATGGTGACTATGTATACTTAAACAATGATACTGGATCAACTCAAAAAATCTATTTAAAGATGTGGTTAGATTCAAGTGAAAACCTAACAGTGTCTTTCTCTTATGATAATGTAACAACTACATCAATAGATTGGACAGCATCATCAATGATTGTTTACTCAGACAAAGAATCCTTGAAACAAACACTTGAAATAGAGAACACCAGCTACATAACAGATTTTACTAATGTAACTTACATCTATGTTAATAATGATAGATATGGTGAAATTCAAAAAGGTTACTTCTTAGAAGCATATTATGATGAAACTTATTACACTGAAGGTGAAGGTTACATCAATGGTGAATACCCAAGGAAACTTGTTAGAGTTACTAAAGTAGCATTGGACAGCGGAACAACTTACAAAATAATTTATGCTGATGGTCCAATCAAGATTTCATCAAATGTTTCAGGCTCAACCACAGATTATTATACAACTGCATATATGTCAATAGACAATTATGTAACTGAATATAATGGTATCACTTTAGAACCATTTGTAATCCATGCAGATTCTATTCCTAATGGAACAGACGCTAGATTAGATTCAATTATGGCTGTGATAGACAAATCAACAAACCTAGCAAAAGGCTTGGTAAATAAAAACAGAATCTCTTGGAGATATATGATTGACTCATTTGGACTTGGATTAACAGCCAATTCAAAACAAGAATATGTCGACCTTTGCGGTGCTAAATTGAATTGCTTCGGCTTCATCAATATGCCAAGTGCAAGACAATTTAAAACTTCAGTTAGTCCAAGTTTCACAAATGATGATAGAACTATTAACACTAGCTATATCAAAGATGGTGGTGACTTGACAAAGAATCCTGTTTATCTTTACAGCTTTGGTGAAGGTGATGGTACATCAACTGTTGGTTATTTCTTCCCATATGTTAAAGATGTAAATGATGCTTCAAAATTTGTACCACCAGCATCTAAAGTTGCTAAAGCTTATATGTCCAAATTCACTGGTGAATTAGGTGCATCATATCCTTGGCAAATAATCGCTGGTCCTCAATTCTCATTGATGAAAGATATTCAAGCTACTGAAATGAGATTCACAAATGAAGATCTTGAAAACTTCTACTCAATGGGTGCTAATCCAATTGTTTACACTCTTAACAGAGGATATAACATCAACTCAGAAAGCTCAGCTCAAGTGTACCCAGTATCTTCACTTAGCTACATCCACTCAAGAGAAGTCTTGATAGAACTTGAAAATAGACTCTATGATATGCTTCTTAACTACCATTGGAGATTCAACACCACGGAGATCAGGGCCGAAATAAAATACAGGGCCGACCAAATCTGCAAGGAGCTCGTGGATTCCGACGCGCTGTACGATTTCAAGAATGTCTGCGACAAGACGAACAACACCGATTACATAATCGACCTGCAGATGGGCGTTCTGGATACCTATGTGGAAATCATCAAAGGCATGGGCATTATAGTCAACAACATCATAATCCTCAAGAAAGGAACGATCCAATCAGGTGGTTTCTTGCTGACCTAATTAATTTTAGACTTGAAATAAAAAAGGGAGACTTTAGTTCTCCCTTTTTTTATAGACGTACTTCAAATGTCCTGAATCGTATATCCTGTATATTTTTCTATCCAACATGATTTGACGTTCGGTTTTGTTTTGATCGGCGCCTTCTTTTACGAGTTTATCTTTTCTATAATTGAATCTATGTTTTCTCATCGAATTTATTATGTAATAATAATTAGGCGGTGTTTTATGCAACAGCTCAAAGCCGAGTTTTTCGTATAAATCCCCTTTGCTCCAAGATCTGTCAGCATAGCTTATCACTTCAAAAGGCTTGCGAGTTTTGATGAAATGACTGAACAATTTGCTTGCGCCGCCAATGACATTGGTATTTGATTTGTTGCAAAAACGCAGCAATTCATAAGTGTCCTCTTTTTGATTTTGACCCATAGATTTTCTAAAAGAACCGAACGTCATCAAAGAAACCAATTCGTCTTTGAAGAACAACCCTATTTTTATTTTTGACCCGACAAATCCCTGTATGTGATTTTCTATCAAAAAATCTTTAACGACGTCATTGTCTATTTCTTTGATTTTACATTTCCTTGCGAATATTTTGTTTGATTTTCCCAATAAGTTAAGGATCCTTGATTTGACTATGTCTTGCTTAAACATCCAATCATCTTCATAAATGTGTATCAATCGCACCCCTTGCTCTTCGCATTTTTTAGTTTTGTTCAAATGATAAAAACCATCTACGAAATTTTCATTGTGCCAATAAAGGCCGTTGAATTCGAACGCCAATTTCAAATTTGGCAAATAAATGTCCAATTCTAAAGGATTTATTAAGCTTTTGCAATTCTCTACAATTTCTTTATCATAATTGCCCTTTATGAAATTCAGCAAATCCAATTGCTTGCCGCTGACATTGGAAGAATTTACCGGATTGCATTCGGTGCATAATACGGTTTTGATTCTTTTTCTGTTTTGAAACAATTCGAAAGATATATCATATATGTGGCCTTTGTCGCACTCGAATTTGAATTCTTTTTTGTCATAATCAACATCTGCTATTTTAAGATTTTTGTATTTTTTCAATGTGTTGTTTATTTTGTTTATTCTTTTTATTTTTTGAATATATTCAGATTGAGAAGGATTTTCGCAATCATACAATTTCAGCATCGTTTCTTTCATCTTTTCTTTAACGACATTGGATTGAGATGGGTTTTCAACATTGTATTTACTTAAAAATTTCTTTTTTATTTTTTGCTTTATTTTTTCGCTTTGAAAGGTGCATTCGACTCCGTATTTTTCCAAGTTCGTTTTTTTTATTTTTTCGTAATTATTGTAACCGCTTTTCCCGTATCTTTCCAATTTCGTGCTTTTTACTTTATTTTTGACGCTTTCTATTTGAGAAACGTTTTCGACATTGTGCTGTTCCAATAATTTTTTGTTGTTCTCGACAATGCTGAAAATGTGATGCGGCGCACCGTATCTCTTCATGTTCGTTTCGATTGTTTTAGCCTTTACGACATCAGATTCAGCCGGAGTCTTCGTGCCGTATTTTTCATAAGATTTTTCTTCTTTCCTCTTTATTATGAGAGGATCGGACCCTACGCACGCGTTAGAACAATATCTGTAGTATCCTATGTTAGAATTCTTGAATTTCACATCATTTTCGCAATCTGGGTTCTCGCATTTGAAAATCAGGCCTTTCGTGTCGTGAACGTAATGATAGACAGCTTCTTTAAAAGGTAGCGACATAGAGTGTTTTTTTGAATAATCCATTATGGCGTCGTAAACCTCAATATGATTTTTTTTAACGTACCTCTCATTGTACATCACGCCGCCTTTATTGTTGTTTTTTATTATCAAATCCTTTATTTCAATGTCTAACATATTATCTGTAGTGTCTTTTACTCCTATATATAAAAGAAAAATCACGAAGTTTTTAAATATATCAAAAAAACGGAAAAAAACATTAATATATACAGATACGATAATCATTAAAAAAATCGAAACGGAATGAGTCAAGATTAATATATACTATTAAAAACATAAAAAATAATAATAAAAAAACATGGGTCTAGGACATTTTACAAACGTAGCAACAGCTTTCAATATTTGGGAACCTGTTTATAAAAGCTTATTTGAAATTCAAATAACCTTACCGCCATTGGTTTACCAAAACCTAGGAGGCGGAAATCCGGATATCAAAACATTGTTAATAGAAAATGCAACAAGTTTTCCGTTTCCAACATATCCAAAAATTGACGTGAAAGATCAAAGGTTTAAATACTCCACAAGGGCATACCCTGGATTACCAGGTCAAACCCACTTAACAGATCAATCAATCAAATTTAATTTGAATGAATCTGTTAATGTAAGACAAAACCAAACTGGTGTCATTGCAGGTAGAGTCCCTATCTTCAGAGCTATCAAAGATTGGTATGATTTATTGTGGAATAATGAAACTGGACAACTTAACTATAAAGGAAACTTAATTGGTGAAGTTATCTGTGATCAACATGATAAAGAAGGACTCGTCATCAGACGTGTCATCTGGCACAATGCCTTCATAACTGGTTTCACCGGTTGGGAAGATGTTGATTGGTCAAATCCATCAGATATTGCAGATCTTACAGCATCATTTGCACTTGATTACTGGGAGGACCTATACTATTAAGAATGATTCTAAATAAGAAAAATATTAAAAGTAATTCAAACTTTTAATATTTTTTTGCTTAAAAATTGAGTGGATTATTGAGAAAAAAAAACAATTTGAAAAAATGGAACAGAAATTATGCCGGATTTGCGGTCAGTTAAAAGACGTGAATAATTTTCAAAAAGACAAAAAGATGGTTTCCGGTCACAGAAACGAATGCAATGTTTGCAAAAACAAATTGTATTACGACAGGCAAAAAATCAGGGAGTCAAATTTAGAAAAAGAAATCAAGACCGAGGGCTTGAAAGTTTGCAGGGTTTGCGAAATCGAGAAAGACATAAACGAATTTCACGTAAAGAAAGGAACTCCTGACGGTCATAGGCGAGAATGCAAGGAATGCGTCAAAGACATTCAGAAGAAGTACAAGGATGCTCCAGATTTCAAGGAGAAAAGGAAAGAATACGACGAACAAAGGTATTCAGAGAAGAAAGACCAAATACTCGAAAGAAAGAAAGAGTATTATCAAGAAAAAAAAGAAAGCATACTTGAAGCAAAAAAAGAATATAGAAGTAAACCAGAATATAAAATTCAAGTTAAAAAATGGAGAACTGATAATATTGAACATTTGGCTTTTCTTCAGTCTATTTATAGAAAAAAATATCCTCATGTCATAGCTTGGAGAACAATATTACATTCTACATTGAAAAGATTGGGTTCTAAAAAAGAAGGACATTGTATAGAAATGCTTGGCTATTCCGCTATCGATCTGAAGGAGAGTTTCGACAAAGACTCATCCATGTCTGAGGTTTGCTCTTTGGCCAATCTCCAGCCTCTGTGGGCGACGGAGAATCTGTCTAAGGGGAACAAAAAAAGCCAAGAATAATCTTGGCTTTTTTATTCTCAGTTATATTTTCTTTATTATCGGAACGAAATACTCGTACAATTTATCCAAAGATTCTCTTATCCATTCAAATTGTTCGCTCCACAATTCTCTATTCGTTATGTCCGTTTCTTTTTTAAGGCACACGCCGCACACTTTGGCGTGATTCATTCTTTCCCACGTCACGTCTAATTTAGTTATGCTGTCTTCGCCGCAAATACCATATAATTTATCGAAATTTTCTTTCGCTTTATCATCGTCAAACCACAGAGATATTCTAATAAAACCGCCGTTTCTTTTGATTATGTCTACTGCCACATGCATGCCGCTTTTACCGATGGAGAAATTCATCCAATGATTGAAGGAAGGTTTGTAACCTGTTTTGAATCTTTGTTTGCCTTTAGATTCGAAATAAGTGTTCAAGTTTGTCCAATATTCCAATCTGAATTGTTCGTTATCGGAGATTTCTCCAGAATCTATGGTTCGTTTTATAGTTTTTGACCAGTTATTCGGCTTAGATATCACATTAAAATTCGGGGCGACATTGTCGCCGATTTTCCACAATTCCATTTTAACACCGAAGAAATTTATGCTATCATTGGTTATTTCGTTTAACCAATCTATGGCGGCACGGTGTTCTTCAGTAAAATCGTTCGCTATCCAAATCATTGTAGATGCCTCTAACCCAGCAGAATACGTCAATATTTGACCCAAATGAGAATGATCTGTCTTTTCTAATTGATTCTCTATTATCACGTACCTATCTGTTTGAATGTCTTTGCAAAGAATGTCCGCCCTAAAAGGTCCGACTTTCTCTTCTGAACTGATGATTTCTAAATCGATGTTCAAGTATTCGCTCAATAGTTCTATGTTTTCTTGCTTTGACAACCAAGGGGTGAAATCAACAGCTTCATTTCGCCATTGTTCCCTCAAGTCTATTTTTTCTAATTTAGATAATTTCATATTTTCTTTTCTTTTAGAAATTGGAAGAATTCTTGTTTATATTATTTGTGTTTATCACAATGATTATTTTAATTCTATTCCGTATTTCTTTTCAGCATCTTTTATTTTCATTATTCTTTCAGAATTATTAGTTACTTTTGCTGCTCTATATGATGGGTGATATTCTTTACCTGTAAATCCACCAACCCAATGATTTATTGGTTTAGATGATTTCAATG